TCATTGCCGTCGCCCTCTGTCAGAACCTTCACCGCGTCTGCCAGCTGCTGCTTCTGAATGTGGGCGCCGATCTGCCGCAGCATCACGCCGAAAAGATCCAGCTTCTGGAACCGGAGCGCCTCATAGGATGCCACCAGCATCCGGCCCCGCTTGGTCAGCTTCACCAGATTCTCTTTGGTCTTCACCTCCGTCTCGGGAATGGTGCCGCCTTCTTCCACCGCCTGTAGTTCCCTGTCCTCATCGGTGGGATTGGAATAGATGGAACGGTAGTCCATGGCATCGATGACAGTGGTGGTTGCGGTAATGGCAGGCAGAATGTCATTTTCCTCCATGCCCTGCCGTACCGTCCGTGCGATGTACTCGGGGAACAGCACCGCGCTGTCCATGGTCCGGAAGAACTTCTCCACAGGAGAAGAACCCGCGCCCTTGGCCCGGATCCCGAAGCGCTTCAGCTGCCGCTGAAAGGCATCGGTGCCCTCCAGGGCAGTGCCCCGGTAATTTTCGCTGGGATCCAAAGATTCCAGCACCTGGGTAAAGCTCATCCCCGCCTGCCGGTACATACCCTTTTCCAGTTTCAGATTGTCATAACCCATTTTCATTTTCCTCCTAAGTATAAAATATATCGGAACACCTGTCGGTGCATCCGTCCTTCAACGCAAAATGCAGCATGCTGAATGCTGCATTGTGGTATTTCCTTCGGAAATGATTCCAATACGTGCGCATAGCGCACACCTTCATTCTGCATTCTGCATTTTGAATTTTGCACTAAATCAAAAACCCGCTCTCCACTTCTTCGGCCTTTCCGAAGCCGCAGCCCAGCTGTGTCACCACCGGCAGCATCTGTTCCAGCTTGCCCTCCAGCGCATCCTTCAGGCATTTCAGTTCCTCCGCCCCGGCTGTTCTCGCCAGACTCCGCAGCACGGGGGCTTCCACACCCAGCTCCAGCGCCAGTCCCAGCCGGACGAATTCCCGTTCCAGTTCCTTCCGGTACTCCCGTCCCAGCTGCGCCTCCTTGCACAGGGCCTGATACTCTATCTGAACGCCGAATTCCTCCGCCAGCTCCTTCAGGCATTTCCTGCCTCCGCCCATGCCCTTCAGCACCCCTGCCCCTCTCTGGGCAGGCACTGCCACAAAGGAAAACTCATAGGCATCCACAGGTTCCTTCAGAATCACGCAGCACAGCTGCCCGTCATAATATTCGCCCTTCTGATGGCCGCAGCTGCCGTATTCTCCGCCGCAGACAGAGCAAACTGCCCGTGCCATGGCACAGCCCACGGAAACCTCCTTTTTGATCCCCGCTTCAATGTCCGCAATGATCTCGTCATTGGCACCGCCCCGGCGGATATACGCCCAGGCCTTGATGTAGCTGACGCCATCCTCCTGTACCACCTGTGTCTCAAAGATCCTTGCGACCTGATTCTCCGCGCTCCACCGGTGGTCAACAATTCCGGTCTTGCCGATGAACAGTTTTGCCAGTGTCCCCAGCGCCGCCGTGTCAAACCGTTCCAGATCCCGGTCAACCTGATCATCGCACAGCCGCAGGGAAAACACATACACCTGCTCCGCCGTCAGTTTCCCCTTGGCCTGAGCATTGATGGCCTCCATCTGCACCGCAGAAGCCACCCCACTGCCCATCACTTCCGTACCCTTTCTGATCTTCATAAAACCTCCTTGAATCTCCGATCGTTGTTGGTTTATCGCACCGGCGCGGCAGCGCCCAAGGCTCCCTTGTGTAAAGGGAGCTGTCAAAAATCTTTAATTTTTGACTGAGGGATTGTGCGGTACAACTTTCGCTTTTATTACTGTCGGTAGAAATTTACAGCATTTCCAAACAACGTTTTCAATTTTCCATTATCCATTTTCAATTTCCCTTGCTTCCGCCCGGTACTTCTCTGCCCGGGCCAAGTCCAGTTCCGCAGCCGCCTCTGCCTGAATGTCCTGCAGACTGATGTCATCCCATTGGATCTCCACCCGGTCGTCCAGGCCTTCCAGTGCCAGAAAGCACCGGCAGATCTTCACCATGGCAGGCTCCACTGTCCGCCGCAGTGCCCACAGTTCGCTGGTCAGAATGTCCGCCTGCTGGGTGCTCATCCGTTCCGTGGTGCTCCAGTTCATTCCCAGCAGGAAGGGCGGCAGACCGGTTTTGGCAATCAGCTGCTCCAGGATCTGCCTTACAGGCACCTGAGAATCCAGCACCGGCGCTTCCCCGCCGATGACCTTGATCTCCACATCTCCCACAGCCACAAAGTCCCGCACCGTACCGCTGCAACTTTCCTCCATGGCCTTCGCCCATTCCGCAGCCATCTGCTTTCCCCGGCTCTGGGCTGCAAGGGCATCCATCTCTTCGCCGCCCTTACAGATCACGCTGTAGCGTACATTTCCTGCCCGCTCCCAGTTGACGCCGATGGTGTTGTAGATTTTCAGAAGAATGTCCGCCAGGAAAGGCATTCCCCGGAACATACTGACACCGTAAGGATGCCCGGGCTCCGGATTCAGTGCCGTAAACAGCAGCAGCTGCTGATAGGGCAGCGGCCGCATCCGTCCCTTTTCATCCCGGCCCCAAATAACCGTTTCCAGAGGGCTTTCTCCCTCCTGCACTTCCAGCGCCGTCACATCTCCCCAGCAAACCGCCCGCAGCTTTCCTCCCGCCACCACCAGTTCTCCGATGGCACGTCCGTACGTCAGCAGGCTGTCCAGATATCCGCTTAAAAAGCTCTCGATCCCGGTCTGCCCTCTTCCGCAGGGCATCATCCGCAGGAACCCATTGAGCCGCCGCTGGGCCTCCGGATCCCTGCATTCCGCCTGAAATCCACCGCACAGCCGCACCATCTTTCCCACCGCAGCATCCAGAACCGGGATTGCCTCCCGGATCTGCCGGTAAACCTGCTCCTCACCGCCGCCCAGAGGTACAAACCGGTTCAGCACGCCAAAGGGATGCACATTCCCCCCGCGCATCTGACAAACCGCCGCCACACCCCCGGTCTTCTTCTTCCCTTTCACAATGATTCTCCTTCCTCCCATAAATGGCCGTTTCCCACACCGGCGCGGTAGTGCCTATGGCTCCCTTGTGTAAAGGGAGCTGTCAAAAATCTTTGATTTTTGACTGAGGGATTGTGCAGTACAACGTGCTCTTCACCGAAACCTGATGCGAATTCGCAATCCTCCATTATAAAATTCCTCCTTCACCGTCTCCGCTCCACCGCGCACACCGCGAACCCGGTTTCCTTTTCTCCCAGCACCGTGGCCGCGAAGTAGCGCATATCGTCCATAGCATGATCATTTTCCTTCTTCACCCGGTCAACGCCACCGTCTTCCCAGACGTATTCCTCCATTTCCCGCAGGCAGTTGTCACACCCCCGGCAAATCACGATCCGTCCGGATTTCAGGCAGTCCGCCGTCATTCGGATCCCGGTGAGCACATCGTTCCTGGCCTTTTTCACCGGCCATCCCCTGCGCCGCAGCACCTCCAGAAAGCTTGCCGCCGAGGGGTCCACGATCACCGCGGTGATCTCCCGTCCCGCCGCCAGCTTCTCCAGCGCCCCGGCATACTCCTCGTCAGTCATCTGCCGTTTCTCCCGCCGGGAGTCAAAGTAAAATTCCTTCACCCGGTACCATACGCCGTCCTTTCTCCCCCACAGTCCCATGGATGTGGGATTTACTGTGCCGTAATCGCAGGAAATGTACCATTTATCGCAGTCCTCCGGAGCAGCTTTCACCATTTCCTCCGTAAAGAAATCGTAGACCCGCCCCTCCGCCTGTACCCACTGTCCCAGCACATACCGTTTGTAAAACACGCCGCTGTACATCTTCCGGTACCGCTGCCGGATTTTCTCCGTCAGTGACGGATTGTCCTCCATCCGGAACTGCAGCCGCAGGCAGTTCCGCTTTTCCGCTCCCAGCACCCATTCCCGGTACAGCCAGTGCCCCGGTCCCGCAGGGTTGCAGTTGAACCATAACCGGCTTCCCTCCACGCTGCACCGGGCGCAGGCCTGCTCCACAAAACTCCGGGGCATCAGCGCCGCCTCGTCCAGCAGCACCCCGGCAAAGGTGATTCCCTGGATCAGCGCCGCGGATCCCTCATCCATTCCGCCGAAAATGTAAAAGCAGTTTTCCCGCTCCTTCCATTTCACGCGCAGCAGATGCTCCGTCCGGTTTTCCTTCCATTTGCACCCCAGTTCTTCCAGCCAGGGCAGCACTTCTGTCAGCATATTCCGCCGGAGCGCGCCAATGGTTTTTCCGCAGATGCCAAACTTCTTTCCGTTGAAACTGCTCATGGCCCAGAGGAAGAACCCCAGCCCCATGGCCAAGGTCTTTCCCGACCGCACCGCCCCGTCGCAAAAAATGGCATCATACTCCCGGTAAGGACTTTTTTCCATCCACCAGGTCATCACGATCCGCTGCTTCCCGGAAAACCGAACCGGCTTCATGCCTCATCCCCGCTTTGCAGCGCCTGAATCAGTGTCTGCATTTCAGCTTCCCCATCCTCCGCCGCCCGGGCCAGCTGCTCCAGGATCTTCAGCCGGTCGATCAGCAATATCTCCACCAGTCCCTTGTCATTTTTCTTCACCCCGGCCAGCAGCCGCAGATCCAGACTGTCCAGGCAGACGTTTTCCTCCAGCGCCAGCTTCACGCAGTCATTGACCTTGCCGCAGGCCAGTTCCGCCAGCAGCCGCCGTACATCCTTCCCGGAAATCTCCCCGCACCGCACCCGCTGCCGAAAGTCTTTTTTCCCTTTCATCTCTGATCCTCCCTTCACCCATACCTCCAAAACGCAAAAAAGTTGCACGTCAGCGTGCAACTTTTTCAAAAACAGCAAAAGAAAAAGAGCCACCCGGACAACTGCCCGGATGGCTCCTGTTCTAAAATTTTCTCACAATTTCCCGAATGCCCTTTTCCAGAATCACGTCTGCCTCCGGCCCCAGAGCATCCTCCATCAGT